TATCTGGACACAGAAGGGAAGCTGACAATAGGTATTGGTCGCAACCTGGACGACAAGGGCCTCAGAGACTCCGAGATTGCGTTTCTACTGGCTAACGACATCGATGATGCAATCAAGGATGCATTAGCTGTGGTGCCTCGCTATCAGTCTCTAGATGGCGTCCGCCAGGAAGTCATGATCGAGATGGCCTTCAACCTTGGCCGCTCCCGGTTAGCTGGCTTCAAGAAGATGCTCACTGCTATCGGCAATCAGCAGTTCGACCTAGCCGCTACCGAGATGCTGGACAGCAAGTGGGCTACTCAAGTGAAAGGGCGCGCCAAAGAACTTGCTCAGGCTATGCGTACCGGCACCTGGGGCTGACATGAACCTACTCATCCCTCGCATATGGGCGTACGTAGCCGTACTGGCCCTGGGTGTTGCGATATGGGCACATGGCTGGGTATCTGGAGCTACCCACAACCAAGAAAAGGAACTGAAACAGACCGTCAAGGATGTTCAGGTACTCGTCAAGGTAAGAGATAGGGTAGTCACTCAGTATGTGGATAGAGAAAGGATCGTTTACAAGCAGGCCGACACCATCATCAAGCAGGTGCCGGTCTATATCACCCCTGAAGCTGATGATCAGTGCCCTGTGCCTGATGGCTTTGTCCGCGTGCACGACGCAGCGGCCCGAGGAATCAGTTTGGATGCTGCCTCCGGCACTCCTAATGCAACAGCCCCGCGAGCTTCAACCTCTACCAGCAGGCCCTAAAGTCAAGCTGAGCACCATAGCAACAACCGTTACCCAGAATTACGCCACCTGTAGGGCCAATGCTGAACAGCTCAGCAGCCTGCAAGAGTGGATCAATGAGCAAAATACCATCATCAATGGCCAGTGACCGAGTTCTGTTGTCCGGCGCGGCAATCAGGAGACCAGTCACATGGCCGAAATGCCCAAAATAGTCGTTCTTACGGACGACGAACTCACTGCGCTCATCGATAGCAGTGTCACGAAGGCTATAGCGCCGTTATCGGCAGCAATCGCCAAGATCAATTCCGGTGGCGCAGAAACATCCCCTGAAACAGTACCCAGCACCCCTGAAACCCCCGTGGTTACTGGGCCAGAGGGTGGCGCAGAAATGACCACTTTAAGCCTTGTGCCTAATGCTCAGGTAACGGGTGGTGATTGGGATAACGGCGTATGGGTAGCAGATGACGCTGCACGTATTTCTGTTGCCAGTAACCCTGCCTTGGCTAAAGGGCAGACAGCAGCATTGCCTGACGGAACCACTCGCAAGGTCATCAACGTTGAAGTGTTCAACGATAAGACCAGCGTAACCTTTGATGGTAACAAACTGGACCCAAGCAAGGTGGCTGGTAAGGCGGTGGTATTCACTGTCCCAAAGTCTGAGGGGTCACCCGCCCCGGTAACTCCAAGCGTACCGGCCAATGACCCGGCTCCAGCACCAAGCACTGCGACCAAGCTGACCAATATTCCAATGGTTGGCGTGAACTTCGGCGCTCACCCTAATGCCTCTCAAGTGCAGCCGGGTGAAGCTGGAACTCATTACAAGTGGTTCAGCAAGAAGGATGTAGATTACTGGGTTGGCGAAATGGGCGTACGCCTGATCCGCTGGCCCTATGAGCTGCAGCGTTCAATGGTGGCTGAAACCTCAACTGGCCTGCCAAGCAAGACGTGCGAACTGGATTCAACGTTCAAAGCCAAGGTAAGGGAGCGCTATGAGTGGATCAGAGCAGCTTCTAATGGCGAGGCCCGGATCATCTTCGATCCTCACCACTACTGGCGAGCCTGGAGAAACCAGACAGCCAATGGAAAGCAGACCGGAGCATTGCTTGCCGCTGGTGAGGCCGCTGGTCAGGGCAATCGCTGGAAGAGGCAAGAGCGCATCCTCATCGATGACAGGAATGGATGGGGAGCAAAAGAACTGGGTTTACACCTTGCCAACTTCGCCCGCGAGCTTGATGACCCAATGGTCTTGGGCTTCGGCATGGGTAACGAGCCATACCCGTCGAGCGGTGGGTTTGATGGAATCACATGGCAAGAGATGGAAAAGAAGGTTGTAGCCGACCTGAACATCGCTTTGCCAATCTTCCGTACTGTCACCAAGAAGCCTGCATTCGTATGTGGTAACTGGTGGGCAAGCGCAAGAAACTGGGCTGAGTTTAGCGCCTCGTTCGTAGGAAGCATTAAGGATCCAGCCAATAACATCATCTTTGAGAAGCACGGATACGGCGACCTGAGCAACGACTCAAGCGGTAAGTATCAGACAGGAGACTTGAATGCCTTCCCGACTGATCAGCTAACCAAGGTATTCACGCCAGCCTACAAGTATTTCTCCGCAAAGGGCGTTCGATCCTTTATCGGGGAGACGGGCATACCTCCGACCGATTCCGCTCGTGCAGCGCTTGCTGTGGCTCTGGATGACGCTGAGAAGGCCAATGTTCCTGTGACCCTGTGGGTCGCTGCAGGTGACGGCGCTATGAATGGCGAGAAGATGTATCTCGATGACGCTGCTCACGCAAAGACACGCGAGATGCTGAAGCCACGGTTCGCCAAGCGCTTCGCTGAATGGACACCTGTAAAGGGGTGAAGGCCATGACTAACGATCACTTTCACCACTGGAACGATGGTCGTGGAAAGCGCCGTGTGTTCGTCAATGGCAACGAAGTGCTCAACGTCCGCTGGGCTGATACCAAGCAAGGCATCGTCGTCTATGCGCCTCGACCCTACAAGGTAAAGCGGCCAGAGGGTGATGAGGTATACACGCGCAGGCTCAGAGGCGTGGTAACCGTTGTTCCTGTTGAGGAATAAGGCCATGACACAGTGGAAGGTAACAACAGACGACAATGACGAGCGGATCGTAGAGGCTGACTCTGTCGTCTGGCGTGGCCGCCTAGCAACCTTTTACTGCGGCGCGGAAGAGATCGAATACTTCTACGGTGTGGTATCGATTCAACGGGTGATCGAATGACCAGAATGCCAGCTAAAGAGATATGCGAGGCGCTAGGTATAGATCCCAGCTGTACATCCGGCCTGATCATTAAGGCGGAGAGCCCTTTCATGCTGACAGTTGAATTCACCATGCATGTGAGGGACGAGAAGCTGGATGCGCTCATAGAAGTGTTTAAGCGGTACCACCTTCAAGAGAAGCCTGAAAAGGTATAACGGCAATGAGATATGGCAGCTCCTAAAGGTAACAAAAACGCCACAGGCAATAAGGGCGGCGGGAGAGCCTCTTCATTTAAGCCGGAATACGTCGAATGGGCTGAGAAGCTAGCAAAGCTCGGGGCAACTGATGCTGAGATAGCAGATGCCTTTGATGTTTCAGAGCAGACAGTCAACAACTGGAAGAAGGCTCATGTCGAGTTTTCTTTAGCCCTGAAAAAAGGCAAGACGTTTGCTGATGCTGAAGTCGCCTCGAAGCTATTCCATCGTGCCACTGGGTACGAACACCAAGACACTGATATTCGCGTCATTGATGGGCAGATCGTCCAGACGCAGATAATCAAGCACTATCCACCTGATACCACTGCTGCAATCTTCTGGCTGAAGAACAGGCAGCCGGCGAAATGGAGAGACAAGCCAGTCGAGTCTGATCCAGACGATTTACCGCCGATGCGCGTTGAGGTCACAGTCAAAGATGCCCGTAAATCCGACGCTTAACGTCCCTCAATCGCAGTTCCTGGCACTACCCCATAAGTTCAAGGCGTTCGTTGCAGGATTCGGCTCAGGAAAGACTTGGGTAGGATGTTGTGGCCTGTCCAAGCATATGTGGGAATGGCCGCGCATCAACGCAGGGTACTTTGCTCCTACCTATAGCCAGATCCGAGACATCTTCTATCCGACGATGGAAGAGGTTGCCTATGAGTGGGGCCTGAAGGTCCTTATCAACCAGGGCAATCATGAGGTCCACATCTACAGCGGTCGATCCTATCGCGGAACGATCATCTGCAGATCGATGGAGAAACCTCAGACGATTGTGGGCTTTAAGATCGGGCACGGTCTGGTCGATGAGCTGGACGTAATGAACGCCAATAAGGCCCAAGAGGCTTGGCGTAAGATCATCGCCCGTATGCGTTACAACGTGGACGGGTTAAGGAATGGCGTAGACGTTACAACCACGCCAGAAGGCTTCAAGTTCGTCTATCAGCAGTTTGCTAAGCAGGTAAGAGAAAAGCCTGCCTTGGGTGAGCGCTATGGAATGATCCAGGCGAGCACCTACGACAACGAACTTAACCTTCCTGATGACTACATTCCCTCACTGTTCGAGTCTTACCCCGAGCAGCTGATCAGGGCTTATCTGAACGGCCAGTTCGTCAACCTGACGTCTGGATCGATCTATCACACGTATGACCGCAAGCTGAACGCCTCGCAGGAGACGATACAGCCAGCAGAGCCCCTATTCATTGGCATGGACTTCAACGTTGGCAAGATGTCAGCCATCGTCCACGTCAAACGCCTGGGTATGCCTCATGCGGTGGATGAGATCATTAACGGCTATGACACGCCGGACATGATCAAGAAGATCAAGGAGCGCTATTGGCTATACGCCGATGGTGACTATCGCAACACACGGCAGATCAGGATTTACCCTGACGCCTCTGGTGACTCACGAAAGTCAGTGAACGCCAGCACAACGGACATAGCTCAGCTGAAACAAGCAGGGTTTGCCGTCATAGCGCCGCCAAGCAACCCTCCGGTGAAGGACCGCATCAACGCCATGAATGCGATGTTCTGCAATGCCCAAGGTGAGCGCCGCTACCGAGTTAACGCCGACAAGTGCCCGACCTATGCCGACTCACTAGAGCAGCAGGTATGGGCTGCTAACGGCGAGCCAGACAAGACACAAGGCAATGACCATGCGAACGATGCCGGTGGGTACTTCATCCACAAGGACTATCCGATCGTCAAGCCTGTCACCACTATTGCTATGGGATTTGCACGCTGATGTCCGACGTCACATACACACGGCCTGAGCTGACAGCCGCGCTTAGCCGTTGGCGGCTCGTGCGAGACGTCTGCAAAGGCTCTGAACGCATCAAGGAAAGCAAGAGTTTCTACTTGCCCCAGCCTAACCCTGAAGACACGAGTAAGGCTAATTTAGCGCGCTATGACTCCTACCTTGCTCGGGCTGTGTTCTACAACGCCACAGGGCGGACTAAAAACGGTCTGGTAGGTGCAGTGTTCACCACATGGCCGACGCTCAAGGTTCCCTCTCTGCTCCAGTACGTCAGCGAGGACATAGACGGTCAGGGCGTCAGCATCTACCAACAGAGTCAGGCGGTCATCGGTCATCTGCTAGAGACTGGCCGTCATGGCCTGTTGGTGGACTACCCAGCCATTGAGGGTGGGGCATCGCTTGCTGACATGCAGGCCGGGCGCATTCGGGCCACGGTAACTGGGTACAAGGCTGAGGACATCATCAACTGGCGTACGCGTCAGATAGGTGGTCAACACGTCTTGTCCCTTGTGGTGCTGAAGGAGCAGTACGAGGAAGACACAGCGGATGGGTTCGGTCAGGAGGTCAAAGACCAGTACCGAGTGCTCAGGCTGACAGATGAGGGTCGGTACGCCGTTGAGATCTGGCGGAATGAGGGCGGCTGGAACATCTTTGACGCTCGTGAGCCAACAGATGGTCGCGGCGCTGCCTGGACTGAAATCCCGTTTACCTTCCTGGGATCGCAGAGCAACGACGCCAATCTCGACGACGCCCCGCTATACGACATGGCGGAACTGAACATTGCCCACTACCGGAACAGTGCTGACTATGAGGACAGCGCCTATCTGGTGGGTCAGCCGCAGGTCTATATCTCCGGCCTGGATGAACAGTGGCGAGACCATATGGAGGAAACCGGGATCTACTTTGGATCTCGAGCGCCTCTGCTGCTTCCCAATGGTGGTCAGGCAGGCATCCTCCAGGCTCAGCCTAATACGCTAGCCAAGGAGGCCATGGATGCCAAGGAACGCCAGATGGTGGCCTTGGGTGCTCGCCTGATCGAGCAGGGCAGTGGAGCGAAGACGGCTACGCAGGAACAGAACGAGAACGCTGCCGAGCATTCGGTTCTATCCCTAGTCGTGAGCAACGTATCCGAAGCCTACAGCAAGGTACTGGAGTGGATGGGTCTCTTCATGAATGCCACTGGCAAGATGGAGTACACCCTCAACCAGAACTTCGTCCGGGTCCAGATCGATGCGAACCTGCTTGCCAACCTGATCAAGGGCGTTCAGGCCGGGCTGATTCCTCAGTCCGACTTCTGGCGTCAGCTGCGTGACTATCAGCTGATTGACCCCGAGAAGAAGGACGAAGCGATCAGAGACGAGCTTGAGACCACGAGTCCCGGACCAAACCTAGACGACGAGGGTGACGACAATGGCGGCGAATCCAGCGCTGTTTGATGCCACGGTTCGTCATGCCGTACTGCTCGAACAACTCAAGGCCAACGAGGTTGCCAAGTTTGCCCCGTTTCTCAAGGAGCTGGATCGAAAGATCAGGGCCAAGCTGAGCGACCCGGACATTACCGAGTACACACGCAAGCGGCAGGAGAAGCTGCTAGAGCAGGTTGATAGCCTGTTGCTGGGTATCTTCTCCCGCTTCACTGACCAACTCCAACTGGATCTGGTTGACCTTGCGATGTACGAAGCCCAGTTCGAGGCATCCAGCCTGAACAATGCTGCGGCAGTGGCTACGGCCAATACTTCTGTAGCGGTGACGTTCGAAGCGGTCCTGCCCGGTGCTGCGGCGATTAAGGCGGCAATCCTGACCAATCCCTTGAGTGTGAGAGGGGTGGACGGCGGCAAGCTGCTAGAGACCTTCATTCAAGGCTGGACGCAGACAGAGCGCCAAAGGGTGGTCGGTGCGATACGTCAGGGCTTCTTCGAGGGCCAGACCACTACGCAGATCATCCAGGCTATCCGAGGCACGAAGGCATTAAATTACAAAGACGGCATTCTTGATATCACCAACAGAAATGCCGATGCAGTTGTTAGAACCGCTATTCAGCATGTTGCACAACAGGCTCGCAATGAGACTTTAAAGGCGAATAGCGACGTTGTTACTGGGATAGAGCTTGTTGCAACGCTTGACTCATCCACCACACAAATCTGTAGGTCCATGGACGGAAGAATATTCCCTGTCGATTCAGGACCTAGGCCGCCATTTCACATCCGGTGCAGGACAACGGCGGTTCCCTTAACAAAGTTCTCGAAGCTATTCAGCCAAGGCGCTACGCGGTCCTCCAAGGGTGCTGAAGGCGGAAAGCAGGTAAGTGCATCACTCAGCTATTACGAGTGGCTTAAAACGCAACCCAGCGCCTTCCAAGACCAAGCGCTGGGCAAGGCAAGGGCAAAGCTGTTCAGGGATGGCGGATTGAGCGCTGAACGCTTCTCTCAGCTACAGCTGGACAGGAATTTCTCTCCTCTCAATCTTGAGGAGATGCGAAAGCTCGAACCCTTAGCGTTCGAACGTGCCGGGATCTAGGAACGACCAACCCACAACGGAAGACCATCATGGCAAGAAAGCCATTTCGATACGCTATGGCCGGCTACTATGCTGAGCAAGATAAGCGTGAGCAGTTGGAATCGTTCCTGACCACCGGAACGAGCATCTTTACCAAGCATTTGTTTGGCCGAATGAAGACACAGCCAGCGGCAAATGCGATCACCTTTCACATGATTATTGAAGTGGAAACCGAGTTCCTTGGCTTTCGCATCGGTATCCCAAACATCCATACAGCTGCTGTCACTGGAGTTAAGGCTTGTGTAGGAGTGGTTGCAGCGGTTCCTGCTGCTGATTACCAGGTATTCACTACTCCTGAAGCTAGTGAATGGGTAGACGTCACTTGGAACAACGGCGCGGCTACAGTTGACCTGCCAGCGCGGATAGCGGAAGAGCGATACAGCCTGCCGTGGTCAGACATGATCTACCTTCCCAGCATCGCCCGGACTGATTCAGCATCAGGCCGGCCACTGGTTATGGTTCGTATCGAGTATCCGGCAGGCTCTACGCTGACCACTCCATACAACGACCTGTACTACTGGCGAGGCGCTTCGGCTCCCCGGATCTACCGCAGTACGAATCAGGAAGTTCAGGGCGTCACGAACAAGGCGACGTTCACCCAGAACAACGTGGTTAGCTCTGGTGGTGACACAAAGGCAGTCGTGCCAGCAATCCAGTACATGACGACCAAGCGCGGTCATCAAGTGATGATCATGGGCGACAGCATTCAGGAAGGTCTTGGCGGCAACGTCCGTGACTACGGAGCTGTTCAGCGCGCCTGCTATGAGCTGAGCACACCTGAGAAGCCGATTGAATACTTCAACGCTGCGCTACACGCACAGGCACCTGACCTGTATAGCCGAATGATCGAAGACCACATCGACCGGGTGCGGCCTACGATTCTGACGTATTCACCCTGGTCGGGTAACGACGTAGCGGCTAACACCGGCATGAGTGTTGCGGCTCAGCGGCGATACAAGGCCTCTTTAGGGCGTGTGTACTCAGCGCTGCAACAGCGCAACATGAAGCCGATAATCTTCTTCCCTGAAGCCACACCAACCAATGCGGCCTATCGCAATGTCGGGGCTAACGATCAGGTCCGCCGTGACTTCAACACGAAGTTCCTGCCTGGGGTAGCGAACGGAATCGTGATGAAAGGCTATGCGGATGCCTTCACAGGCTCACGCACAGCTGCCGGACAGGATGAGATCAAGGCTGGACTGACCAATGACGGCGTACACCCCAATGATGCGGGGTATGAAGCCATCAAGGCGGTCGTCAAAGGCCACTTCCAGCGCGTGCTGGATCAGACACAGTAAGCAATGAATTCCTATTCTTGCTGAGTTAAAATGACGAAGCGGCAGGTGCTACCAACACGCTGCCGCTTCTAACCACCATCACTGAGGATGCAGTGCGATGGCTGAGGTCATTATAAGTCGTGATCAAGCGCAAGCCCAAGGCTTAAAGCGATACTTTACTGGCGTGGCTTGCAAGAACGGACATATTGCTGAGCGGAGAACGTCAAACTGTGTTTGCGTTGCTTGTAGCGAATCGTCAAATAAGCAATATCGCATAGAAAATGCCGATAAGGTCAAGGCAGCATTGGCTGAGTGGAGGGCCGCTAACCCTGACCTGATAAAGAAGCATAAGCGGGCAACATACGAGCGTAATCGAGAAAAGATTCTCGCTAGATGCAAGGCATACACTAAGGCAAATTTAGCCAGGATTGTCGCCAGAGGCCGTGAGTATGTTAAGCGAAACAAGAAAGCAGCATTAGGCTATGGAGCGAAGTGGCGTAAGGCCAATGCTCGCCAGATAGCAGAGGCCCGCAAGGCTCGTTACCAGTCCGATCCAGCATTTAGAGCTCAGCTATCTATGAGGCGGCTTATTGATCGCGCTGCTATAGCTGCAAAGACGGGTCGTCCTGGCGGTAACATGACTGTCCTTAGATACTCTAAAGAAGAGTTCATGAGGCATATAGCTAGGCAGTTCAGGCCCGGCATGACATGGGATAACCATGGTGAATGGCATATTGATCATATAATCCCTATCGCCAAGTTGATTGCTGAGGGCGAGAAAGACCCCGCAGTCATCAATGCGCTTACCAATTTAAGGCCCTTATGGGCTCAGGAGAACCTAAAGAAGGGTTCTCAACAAATCTCACTAATTTAATAGAAGCCCGGCTAATGCCGGGCTTTTGCTTTATGGCCTCGCTAATGCGGGGCTTTTTCATTTCTGGCGGGGCCAGAGCAACCGTCTCGGGGAGACTCCATGACTCTAAAATATCAAGTCGAAAGCCTTGAGGGGCTAGATGAATCAGTTCAAGCGCTTTATGTCGAGAAGGATGGCAAGTACGTGCTCGCTATTGAGGGAGTTCCTCAGGGTGAGGATGTAGCTGGCCTCAAGCAAAAGCTGAACGAGCTGATGGATGAGCGCAAAGAAGAGAAGCGCCGCCGACAGGAAGCCGAAGAGGCAGCCAAGCGCGCAGCCGAGGAACACGCCCGCAAGACAGGCGACGTCGATGCCCTTCAGAAGTCCTGGGAAGAGAAGTACACCAAAGCACTGACCGACAAGGATCAGACGGTTCTCTCTCTGCAAGCCCAGATTCAAAAGCTGACCGTAGGCGCTACTGCTGCATCGCTTGCAGGCGAACTCGCCGTACAGGGCAGCTCTGGCGTTCTGGAAAGGCTGATTGCTCCACGTCTGAGCATGGAAATCCGAGACGGCAAGCCAACTGTTGTGGTGCTCGACTCTGAGGGTCGTCCATCCGCCATGACAGTGGCCGAATACAAGGCAGAAATCACAAACGATCCAGCATTGGCACCGCTGATTGCGGGATCGAGAGCTACCGGCGGCGGGGCTGGTGGTAGCAAGAGCGGCGGGGCCGCAAAAGCGTTAAACCAAATGACCCTAACGGAGCGAGCAACGCTTCGAAGAGATAACCCCGCCGAATATGAGCGCCTGAAAGCGCAGTCGGCTCAGAAATAAGGTAGATCGAAATGGCAGAAACAATTCTTAGCGATGCAGTGTTCCAGGCTGAACTGCGTGATTACATGGCAGTTCCGGTGGTTGAGCAAACTGCGTTCTTCCAGTCTGGCGTCCTGCTTCGCAACAACGACATGAACGCCTTGCTGGCTAGCCCCACCAACGAGTTCATCATCCCGTTCTGGCTGGATCTGGATTCGTCCATCGAGCCGAACTACTCGAACGACGTATTCACCGACGTTGCTACGCCTCTGGCGATCACCAGCAGCACTCAGCGTGCCCGCGCTGCCTACCTGAACGAAGGCTGGGCAACCATGGAGCTGGTGAAGAACATCACCAACCAGGACCCGCTGGACTACGTGGCCGGTCGTCTGACCAGCTACTGGCAGCGTCAGGCTCAGCGCCGCGTGATGGCTACCGCGATTGGCCTGTACAACGACAACGTTGCCAGCAACAACAGCGACATGGTGATCAATGCTAATGGCGTGATTAGCGCTGAGGCGATCATCCGTGCCAAGGCAACCATGGGTGACTACACCGCCAATGGCCTGGGCGTTATCGCGATGCACTCGGCTGTGTTCACTCAGCTGTCCATCCTTAACCTGATCGACTTCACCCCGCTGGGTGATCAGGTGCCGCTCAATGGCCGCTACCAGGGTATGACAGTGGTAGTCGATGACGGCATGCCTTCCTTCGCAGGGGCAACTGCCGGCGCGCCACGTGAGTACCTGAGCATCGTGTTCAAGCCGGGCGCAATCGGTTATGCCGAAGAGCAGCCGGCTGGCCGTGCCGGCCTGAACGTGAGCTGGGTTGACGAGCGTGGTAACGGTGGCGGCGTTGAGACGCTGTGGACTCGCCGCGATATGCTGATCCATCCGTTCGGCTACAAGTTCCTGTCCACCACCATCACTGGTAACAAGACTGAGACCCGTCCGCAGTCTGCAAGCTGGGCTGACCTGGCACTTGCTACCAACTGGGAGCGCGTGCTTGACCGCAAGCTGGTTCCGATGGCCTTCATCCGCTCCACTGCCGCTTAAGTAAGACCTTGGGCTCTTCGGAGCCCTTGGCATGAACAAACGTTTAAAATCTTCGTAATTGGCACCTAAAAGGAGGCCGATATGGCTATTCAAAAGACAGACAACGTAATTGATCCAAACGAAAAAGCTCGCTGGGGTTTCTCCGCAGGTGCAGACGGTCAGATCCAGGTAGGCCCTGAGACGGTAGGCGAAACTGGTGGTGTAGAAACTATTCGCTCCGACGTGGATGATGCCGAGGCGCGTAACAATGGCGGCGGCGCTGATGAACAGTCCAGTGCTGACGAAAGCCTGACCAAGGATCAGATCAAGGAGCAGCTAGACGCTAAAGGCGTTCAGTACAGCTCCACGGCCACCAAGGCTGAGCTTCTCGAGCAACTGCGTAACGCGGAGTAAGACATGGCACTCATCATTGAGGACGGTAGCGGGATTGCTGATGCCGAATCCTATGCAACAACTGAACAGCTTGCGGATTACGCTGCCAAGTTTGGCGTGACGATCCCTGAAGACATGCTGGCTCAGGAGGCTCTGCTTCGCCGCTCCGCCTTGGTGATGAATGGCATGAAGTGGAAAGGACGGCGCGCTCACGAGGAGCAGGCTTTGGCTTGGCCTCGTGAGGGTGTCCAGGTTGACGGAGCATACAAGCGTAACAACTACATCCCGCGCGAGATCTTCTACGGCCAGTTAGCCCTGGCTACTGAGATCCACAAGGATGATCTGACGCCACCTGAAACACGGCAGGGTGCGGTGATTCGTAAGCGTGTAGAGGGTGCGGTAGAGGTCGAGTATGCCCAGATCAACAACACGTCAGGCAGGCTGCTTCCAGCGGCACCTAACCGGCCAAGCCAGACACAGTTTGCTGACTACCTAGACCGGCGTGGGTTGTTTGCTATCAGGGCATGAGATAGTAATGCAAACTCCATCCCGTCGCGAAGGAGTTGATGCGTGAGCCATATAGCTGAAAAGTATGTTGAAAGCTTGATGTCACAGGTAGCTAAGGAAGACCAAGAAAACCCTGGCAGAAAAACAATAATCTACTCTTCCACAATTACTGACCCCGATGAGGTCAAGGCTGGGGAGGAGATCACCGCTTTATTTGAAAAGAGGCTACGAGAGTACTTTCAAGGCGCAGATATTTCAGTCCGCGGCTATGGAGGTAGCGGGTACAACATCCAAGCCCAAGTAAAGCGATAACAAATAGGCCCGCAATGCGGGCCTATTCATTTATGGAGCCCAGCATGGCTTTCTACGATGAGATGGCCGACGTTGCCCTGGAACTGATCACAGAATTCGGCCAGACCGTCACCCTTCAGCGCACCGAAGCAGGTGAATACGACCCTGAGACTGGCACGACAGGTGATGGAGTGGCACAAGAGCAGCCAGCCCAAGGCGTCCTGCTTGACTATCAGGGCATTGAGTTCCAGAACAATACCCAAATCCAGCAGGGTGACAAGAAGCTCAAGATAGCTGCCAAGGACCTCCAATGGCCTCCTGAGCTAGCCAACAAAGCCATCATCCAGGGCAAGGCCTATAGCGTTATTAACGTCAACGAGACCAACCCGGCTGGCACACCCCTCGTCTACACACTGCAGGTGCGATCATGAGAATGTCGATACGTGAAGACGACCCTGGGTACGAGAACTACCAGCGTTATGGCCGCAGCACGGTTTTCCTTGGTGGAAAAGAGGTCCGATTCTGCATCACAGCAGACGAGGAAGAGGGCGTTGTGGTCCGGTACAAGACCTACTCAGACAGCAGCCTGATGGTAGCCAATGGCGAGATCCAGCAGGAAACGCTCAAGGGTAAGGTCAGGATAGTGCCGACGCTATGAGAGAAACCAACTTTGCGCTAGACGTCAGCAAGTGGTGCGAGAAGGTGGACGGTGCAATAGATCAAACACTGCGCACCATATTCATTGAGGTAGGGAGTTCACTGGTACGGATATCTCCCGTCGACACAGGCCGATTCCGCGGTAACTGGCAGTTCAATCTGGATGCTCCAGCATTGGGACAGTTGGAGACCACTGACAGGGACGGCGCTGAAACCATATCCAGGCTAGTAGCAGAGGCTAATAGCTTCACTGCCGGCCAAGTGGCTTACATCGTTAACAACCTGCCTTATGCGGTAGAGCTTGAATATGGGCACAGCCAGCAAGCACCACAGGGCATTGTTCGAATCACCGTGGCCCGCTTCCAGCAGATCGTCCGTGAGGCGGCAAGGGTGAATCAGGTATGAGCCATCGCATTATCCGGTCGCTAATGGAAACCCGGCTTGCTGCCTGGGCCAAGACCAAGAATCTCAAAGTCGCCTATCAGAACCAGAATTTCACACCGGCCACAGGCGAGACCTACTTAACGACTGCCACGCTTCCCGCACTGACCGACAGCCTGACGCTCGCCGGGGATCATCGGGAATACACCGGCATCTTCCAGGTCAGCGTTGTGACGCCGGCAGGGAAGGGAGCCGGGGCAGGGGAAGCCTTGGCGGATGAGCTAGCCGCTCTGTATCCGCTCAACGACCGCTTAAGCAAGGGTGCCTTTGTCGTCCAGATCATTACCCCTATGGCAGTAGCCAGGGAGATTCAGGGCGATACCGAATTCACTATTCCGGTCAGCCTGACATACCGCGCCGACACCATCTGAATTCGCCCGTTGGGCAAGCCAAGACCCGCCAAGTGCGGGTTTTTTATTGACTGAAAACTGCCAACGGCAGAGAGGACTATTACATGAGCGTTACACTGATCAATGGCCTGACAGTGGATTTCTCGGCAGCCTTTGCCGATGAAGCGACTATCACCGCCCTGACCAACGCAAACCCGGCTGTCGCGACAGCTGCCAATGACTTCGCTAATGGTGACGTTGTTCTGCTCGGTACTGGCTGGGAATACGCCAACGACCGCGCCTTCCGTGTAGACGATGCGAGCGCTACCGGATTTACCGTTGCCGGCCTGAATACTGTAGATACCATGCGCTATCCAGCCGGGGCTGGTGTGGGTACTGCCCGTCAGGTCTCCGACTGGGTGCGTATCAGTCAGATCACAGCGCTGGCCTTTACTGGTGGCGATCAGAACTACTACCAGTACCAGTTCCTTGAATCCAAGGTTCAGAAGCAGATCCCAACGTTCAAGTCGGCGATGAGCTTCACGCTGACCATTCTGGATGACCCAACCCTGCCGTTCTACCAGTACCTCGAGCAGGCTGATCAGGACGGTTTGATTCGTGTGGTTCGCTTCAACAACAGCGATGGCTCCACCAACATCTATCCGGTTTACGTCGGCTTCAACAACAACCCTGTTGGTGATATCAACACTGGCCGCACTGTAACTGCATCCTTTGCCCTGGCCGGTGAAGTTGTCCGGTACGCTCGCTGAGGTGATGAATGAGTAAGGTACTTTTCAAGCTTGATCCCAATCCGACCTTTGATGCGCTGGTTGCCATCCCTGTTCCAGGCGGCTCCAAGGCAGACGTGAAGTTCACGTTCAAGCATCGCTCCAAGACGGAACTGGAAGACTTCCTGAGCACCAACAAGGATATGGACGATACCACGCTGGTGAAATCCATCGCGGATGGCTGGGAGCTGGACGATGAGTTCAACGACGAGAACATTGGACGTTTGCTGAACAACTACATCGGGGCGGGCTCGGCAATCTACGTCAAGTACCTTGAAGAGCTGTACCAGGCCAAGCGTTTAAACTGATCGGCGCTGCCCGGGCGCTTTACCGGAAGCAGCCAAAGGCTTCTGATCTAGCGGCGTTCGGGCTTACCCCTGACCTCCTGGGCAGCATCGATTACCCCTTGTGGCCTGAGAACATGCAGGCCTTCCAAGTCTTCGAGGCCATGATGACGCAATGGCGTTGTGGTCCCGGAGGACCTACCGGACTTGTGTACAGCGAGATCCCGGTTGTCATGCGGTATCTATCCATTCCTGAAGCAGACCATGGCGAAGTCTTCGACGCAGTACGCGTGATGGAGATCGCCGCGCTTGAAGCCATTCACCAAGAGAAATAGCCATGGCAAATGATATTGCTTCCCTTGGCCTAAGGGTTGACTCAAGCGAAGTAGATAAGGGCACGGAAAGCCTAAAGCGGCTGGCAAGTGCGGGCGAAAAGGCGGAAGCCTCAGCCAAAAAGGTAGAGGAATCTGCCGGTCAGGCGACCAAAGCAATCAAGGAGCAGAAGGACGAGGTCGGCAGGCTTCTCGGCTCCATCGATCCGGCTACCAGGGCGCTGGACAAGCTGGACCAGCAGGAGCGCAAGCTTGCTCAGTTCCGTTCGTCTAACAAGATCGACATCGATACCTACCGGCAATACAAGTCGGTGCTGGATCAAAGCCGCGAGGCAATATCCCGGCAAGCTGATGCACTGAACCGAACTGGAATCACTGCCAAGCAGACCGCTGCCGCATTGCGTGGGGTTCCTGCTCAGTTCACCGACATCGTTGTATCGTTACAGGGTGGACAGGCACCGTTAACCGTCCTACTCCAGCAGGGCGGACAGCTGAAGGACATGTTCGGCGGGATTGGTCCTGCTGCGCGTGCGCTGGGCGGATACGTCGCCGGACTGGTAAACCCGTTTACGGTAGCCGCCGCTGCTGCAGCAGCACTTGCCTTTGCCTATAAGCAGGGCAGTGATGAGGGATCAGCCTTCCAGCGTGCTCTGATTGTTACCGGCAACCAGTCGGGCCAGACCGCTGACAGCATGGCGAACCTTGCCAGACAGGTCAGCTCGGTTACCGGAACTACAGGAGCGGCTGCGGATGCACTGACGCAGATTGTTGCGACCGGCAGGATTGCCAGCGACCAGTTCAAGAACATCGCTATCGCTGCGGTGGCTTTCGAGAGTGCTACCGGGCAGGCTGTAGAGGATACGGTTGCCCAGTTCCAAAAGTTGGCAGAAGACCCGGCCAAGGCGTCAGCTGAGCTTAATGAGCAGTACCACTACCTGACTGCTGCGGTTTATGAGCAGATCAGAGCCCTTCAACAGCAGGGCGACACAGTAGGTGCGGCGAACCTTGCCGAAGAAACCTACGCCAACGCACTGAAAGCGCGGGCAGATGCGGTCAAACAGAATCTAGGCGCTATCGAGGGTGCCTGGAATAGCGTTAAGGGCGCGGCCAAGGCGGCATGGGATGCCATGCTTAACGTCGGTCGTGAGCAGACGATTGACGAGCAGATCGCTTCTGTCCGGGCAGATCTTGAGAAAGCTGCCAATCAGAAGTCCAGAAGTTTCGTTGATCAGGCGCTGGGCCAGGGTGACTTCATCACGCCCGAGGCTCAGGCTGGTCTAAAGCTGCGTCTTCAGTTCCTGGAGCAGCAGAAGGCCACGCAGCAAGGAATTGCAGCAGCTCAGAAGCTGTCGGCTGAGCAGAACGAAAAAGCCATTGCTGCCCAGCAGAAGATCGACACGATCACTCAATCCTCATTGAGCAAGGCTGAGCAGCGCAACAAGGCCATCACCGACTACAAGAAGCTTCTTGAAGATATCAGGAAGGTCAATCCGAACGACGAGCGCTTGAAGCAAGGCAACGTCGATCGGGTGATTGCCGACCTGAACGAGAAATACGCCGATCCGAAAGGTCCTAGGGCCAGAAAGCCAGCGGCCTATCAGGATGACGCTGCTACAAGAATGCTTCTGTCTCTCAAGGAGCAGGAGGCCACTCTACGAAGCCAGCTCACTACCAACGAGAAGCTGACCACCTCTCAGCGAGCACTGGCCCAGTTTGAGCAGCAGATAGCCGACCTTAAGACTAAGGGTACGCTTACTGCCCAGCAGAAAAGCCTCCAGGCGAATGAGCTGCAGATCAGGGCTCAGCTTGAGCAGAACGTAGCGCTTGAGGATGAGATCAAGAAGCGCGAACAGCTGACAAAGCTGCAAGCCTTCCAGCAGTCTCTTGAGGCCAGCAGGGCTCAGGAGCGCGAGGGATACGCCGACCAATTGGCTGGCTCAACGCTAGGCCCAGAAGCACGGCAAAGGCTCCAGGCCGAGCAGAAGATCAGGCAGGACTATCAACGTCAGCTTGAACGGGCTGCGCGGGATCGCACTAACGGATCCATCACTGAGGATACCTACCGGGCGGAGACCGAAGCGCTCAAGCAGAACCTGGACGAGCGTCTGGCAATGCAGCAGGAGTATTACTCCGCGCTGGATGAACTGAACGGCAATGCAGCGGTAGGCGCTCAACGTGCAATAAGCGAGTACAGCGAGCAAGCCAAAAACATAGCGGACCAGACTCAGAACTTTGTTGGTGGAACGCTTGAGAACCTGACGACAGGCATCGCTGATAGCCTGACCGATGCAATCACCCACACCAAAGATCTTGGTGATGCGATGGCAAACCTGGGGGAGACGATCCTTACCCAGGTGGTCAGCTCATTGATTGAGATGGGCGCACGATACGCCATCAACGCAGCGCTGGAGGTGGCAGGGCTCACAACCGTGCAGACCGCCAAGGCAGCGTTGGGTGCTACCGCAGGGGCAGGCTATGCCGCTGCTGTGACAGGCCAGTCTACAGCTGAGGTCAACTTGGCTGCATTGAACGCCTTCGCCTCTACCGCGGCTATTCCTATCGTTGGTCCTGCATTGGCTCCAGCAGCAGCAGCCACAGCGGCGGCAGCTACAGCCCCGTTTGCAGCGGCAGCGATTGCAGCTGCTTCCTCGGCTATTGCAGGGGCGGCTACTGGTGGCTTCTCTGAGGGTGGCTATACCGGTCCGGGTGGCAAGTACGACCCAGCCGGTATCGTCCACAAAGGTGAGGTGGTCTGGTCGCAGGCTGACATTGCCCGCGCGGGTGGTGTGGCGACGGTTGAGTCTCTGCGTAAAGGCTACGCGCCGAATGGCAATGCCGGGCTGGCTGGTACCGCTCCTGGGAAGTCAGGCGGTGGCGGCGTGGTGGTCAATCTTCATGAGGACGCCAACAAGGCTGGGCAGGTTCAGCAGATCAATAACTCAGGCGGCGGCATGACCATGGACGTGTTCGTATCGAACATTCACCAGGGCGGGCCGGCAGCCAAGGCATTCGAGCAGACCTATGGACTTAGAAGGGTAGGGCGATGACGGTTATAGAGCAGTTTTACGCATCGGGTGGATCAGATGTAAAGATCGCCACTCTGGAGCTGTCCTGTCCTGCCTGGGAGAAACCTGTCTATCTGTGTAAGGCCTATGAGGATCTGATGGCCGCAACCGAAACAGGGGAGGTTGTGACATACCAAGCCTGCGGTATGGATGTGGCCCTGCCCAAGCGGGACAACAGCGGGAATCAGACGCTGAACTTCGCCATTGATAACGTCACCGGCGAGTCTCAGCAGCTGATTGACGAGGCTCTGGATACAAGGCAGGTGATTAGTCTGGTATTCAGGGTGTACCTGTCTAGCGACCTTTCCGCCCCGGCTGAGAAGCCATACCGGATGAAAGTGAAGGGCGGATATATCCAGGGCGTTACGTCTCAGTTGTCCTCCGGCTACTACGACCTGTTGAACCTTGCGTGGCCCCGTCGCAAATACACTTTGGACTTTGCTCCCGGCCTTCGGTACGTCTAACGCTGGGCTTCCGCAATATAGTGGGATATGGTTCTCACTTTTCGTGGAGAGGTTGGCTTATGAGACTCAGGGCAATACTGGTTTGCTTGATGGTTATATTCCTGTCTGCATGTGCTTCTAGCGGGCAGGAGATAACGCAGCAGCAAATAAATCAGATAGTTAAAGGGCAAACCACAAAGCCTGAGCTTCTTTCCTTATTAGGTCGACCACAGTCGGTCATGTCCAACTCAGACGGTACGGAGATTCTAACGTGGGCTTATGCGCATGTGGGGTTCATGGGTAGCAACGTGAAATCCACTGGTCTCAGTGTTGTCATTGGGCAAGATGGAAAGGTTACCAGCTACTCAACCACACAATACGGGCAACCATCCGTTAGATACGGATACTAAACAGACCTACTCATGAACCCGCTTCGGCGGGTTTTTTATTGGGCGAAATATGACCCTGAATGACTATTTCTCTGCCGTCTACCTAGACGGCGGAAGAGGCGAGGTCGTGGACGGTATCCAGCGGCTGGACTGCTGGGGCCTTGTCCGTGCGGTGAGGCATGAGGTCTACCGCCTCCCGCTTCTACCTAGCTGGGGGCATGTCCGGCACACCATGGCTCGCGAGTTCACCAAGGCGGCGCATGAATGCACCGGCGCAATGGTTCCTTGTGAGCCACAGGTAGGTGCAATCGTCTGCCTTTGGCGTGGAGCAATCTGTGTTCACGTGGGGTTGGTCGTTGACGTAGACGGGCGACTCCATGGCATGGAAATGCTTCAGACAGGCGTTTCCGTGAAGCCACTTAATAAGTTTCTCGAACGATATCCTAGAGCGAGCTTTCACTTTGATCAGCATTTACCCGAGCAAGCTTGAGGGCGAACCTCTAGAAAAGCATTACGCCGAGTCGGTGATGACGCTTGATAAGTGGCTTTCGATCAACGTCAAGAGCTATGAACGGCGCGCATCTCCACCTATTAGTATCGAAATAAACGGATCGCTGATTGATGTGGATAAGTGGGCATGTACGCCGTTTAGCCCTGATGATGATGTTCGCATCTACCCTGAACCTAAGGGCCTCGAAGCAGCAACAATCGGCATCATTGCAGCGGCGGCGGCAGCGGCGGTCGTGGCTGCGGTCATCTTTCTGCGACCTAACGTCAAGACTCCTGGGTCGTTCGACCAGCAAGGTAAGTCGCTCAATCTGGCCCGAAGCAAGGGCAACCAAGTCAAGATCGGCGACATCATCCGTGAGGCTGCCGGCAAGAACAGGATATACCCTGACTACCTACTTCCTCCCCGTCATTACTTCGAAAACACCCGGATTCAGTGGGCTGAACTGCTGCTATGCGTGGGAGTAGGTGAGTTCCAGATTGACCCCGGCGCGGTAAAGGTCGGTGAGACCTCGCTTGCATCCCTGGGCAATACCGCTTCCTACAAAATCTTCGGCCCAGGCCAAGACCTTTCCGGAGAGACCGCGGCGGACTGGTGGCATCCATCCACCGAGGTTGGATCCACAAGCACCGGCGGCGCAGGCCTGACGCTCAAGTCAACGTTTGCTATTGATGAGCAGCCCACGGCTGATACGTTCCTGTTCTCTGGTTATCAGATAAGCGTTCCTACTGGGGCAGGATGGTTTCCCATCGGCTGGCAGCCCGGCCTGATTGCACGAGTAGAGGTGATGTACCCCTACACCTATACAAGCCCAGGCAATGGTGGGGCAACGATCATCAGCGGACCACACGTCGCCATGATCAACCCCTATGTGGGCATGCCCATCGAAATCACCGGGGATAATGCAGGCTCCTACGTGGTAGCCAGTTATCAGCCATTTGAGGAAGGCGGGTTAGGGGAGGACGACACGCCTGCCACGATGACGCTCAACTATGCGAGCGGCGCACCGGCCAACGGCCTACAGACCGGCAACCTGTACAGCTGCATCGGTTATCAGGGATTACGTTATCGTATAACGTCCGTGTCGGATGATGCGGTCAATGATGACGACCCAAAGACCGAAAATCATGGCCCATCTACTATTACGGTGGAGCGGCTGACGGCTACGGGTACGGCAGATGACGAGTGGCCTGGGTTTGATACCTTCAACAGTGCGACACCCGTCATAACGCTGGATGCTTCCACGTTTGAGGGTGATTGGGCGGGTCCTTTCGCGGCCTGTCCAGAGGACGAAGTCACCAGTACCCTGGAGATCGACGTCTTCTTCCCGCAAGGCTTGGTCAATTTCAACACCAAGAAGGGCACCAAGAACCCGTTTTCATGCACCATTGAGCTGCAGTATCGGGACATGGCAACGCTTGGAGCTTGGCAGTCGGTACGATTTACCTATACCAACGCAACGTCAGACCAGCTTGGATATACCGAGCGCGTCAATCTGCCTTCGTCCATACGGCCAGAGGTCAGAATGCGGCGTATAGGCCAGGAATCTACCTCTACTGACAAGTATGACCGCGTGCAGTGGTATGCCCTGAAAGCTCGCCTGAACAAGGCTCCAAGAGCTTACGAAGGCGTCACAGTGATGACGGTCTACATTCGCGGGGGTGATCAGCTTTCAGCCCAATCTGAGAGTCAGGTCTCAGTGGTAGCCACCCGTAAGTTGCCGCGCCTCGTGGGCGGCACATGGACGGGGCCAGTCGCCACCAGGGATATCGTCCCGTGGGTTGGGTATGTCGCCAAGTCCATAGGCTATGTCGATGATGACTTTGATCTTGATGAACTAGAGCGTCTTGGAAAGGTTTGGAGCGATCGTCGAGATTACTTCGACTATGCCGTTGAGGACAGCAGCACGGTCAAGGAATGTATCAGTGATGCGCTGACGGCAGGCTTTGCTGAGTTCACCCTTGAGCGCGGCAAGCTCAAGCCGGTGCGGGATGAGCCTCGAAGTGTGTACGGGCAGATGTACTCGCCTCAGAACATGACCGAACCGCTCAAGCGCAGCTTCACGCTTCCATCTCCCGATGATTACGACGGGGTGGACATCAAGTACACAGACGAGAAGACCTACGCAGACGAGACTGTTAAGTGCCGTCTGCCTGGGGATGAGGGGAATACGGTTAAGGAGATCACTCTTAACGGCGTGACCAACCGTGACCGGGCGTGGCGGATAGGGATGCGGCGGCGTAGGGAATATGCCTACCGCACCAAGAGCTACAACTTCTCCACGGAACTGGCTGCGCTCAATAGCGGGTATCTGAGCTATGACGTGGTAGCGGATGACGTCCCGGGTTATGCCCAAAGCGCGATCCTGGAAGACTTTATGGCAATGGACGACATGAGTGTGCTGGTGAGTTCTGAGCCGCTTCAGTGGCAGGAAGATCAGCAGCATGTGGTTCTGCTGCGTCGCCCGGATGGATCCACTAGCGGCCCCTGGCCTGCATCCAAGCTGGACGATTACCGGATGACCATTGGTGATCTGGACTTCGTTCCCGATACCAGTTGGGAGATTGAGCCGCCTCATCTGCTGTTCGGCACCATGAAGCGTTCTGGCTACCCCGTTCTGATTACTTCAATTGAACCAAGCGAATATACCGCTGATGTCGAGGCGGTCGGTTATGACGAGCGCGTCTATGCCGATGACAATAACGTCGCGCCGGAGGACGCATGATCACATACCCAAAGGAGTTGCCCAGGCCGTTACAGGATGGGTATGAGCTACAGACCGCAAGTCCAAAGGTTGAGACCTCTTTCCAGAGCGGACGCACACTTGAAAGGCGGGCGTTCACTTCGGTTCCAACCCAGGCGTCGGTCAAGTGGCTGATGACCGAATCGCAGGCCCGATACTTCGAGGCTTGGTTTGAAGAAGTCCTGGTATCCGGTACCAAGTGGTTTGAGTGCGAGTTATCTACCCCGCTGGGGTTTGCACCCTATACCGCACGGATCAGAGGAATGTATGACGGCCCCGTCCAGATAACCAAAGGATGGTGGCAGTTCACTGCAACCCTTGAACTGAGAAAGCGGCCAATCCTGCAACCTGGATGGGCTATCTACGCACCACAGTACATCTTGCTCGCTAACGTATTCGACAAAGCCATGAATCAGGAATGGCCGGAAAGCCGGTATCAGACCTACATGCCTGAGTTCGATCAATCGCAAAACAGAGAGTGGCCGCCTCAGGCCTGACCTAACCCAAACCACCGTTTAAGACACGGCCCCACGGACGCTGTGGGCTTTCGCTCGTCTGGAGAAAATTGCATGGCTTTTAATACTCGTCACCCTGTTGGTTCGACCGATCCCCGCGACCTGTACGACAACGCAACCAACTTTGACAAACTCATGAACGGTCCTGATCCGTTCTATGCGGATCGTCTCGGCAAGCAGAGACATTCCTGGTCAGGGATGGAAGAGGACTTCAACAACGCTCAGGAAGGGCGGGCTTCTCAGTTTGGTGCCTCTCAGCAGGACTTTGCAGCGCGCTTTGCTGCCTTTCTTCAATCATCCGGCTATGTAGACCTGGGTAACTATGCTGCTGGCCTGAATATCACTGAGTACAACCAGACCTTTACCCGCAATGGCGTGGTTTATCGTGCTGCATACGAAACCAAGCTCCCGTATCAGACCACGGGTAATTGGGATCTGGAGCGGACCAACTTTGTTTCGCTGGGTGATGCCTCCCTCCGGCAGGATCTAGCTAATGCCACTGATCCAGCACTCGGCGCTGCGCTGGTTGCGTTCAATGGCGGAACGGTCGCGGACCTTGCCAAGTCTTCAGGTGCCTCGAAGATAGGCTATGGGCGCGGCACCATTGCTGATCGGCTGAACGAGCAGGTTACCGTTAAAAGTTTCGGCGCAATCTTCGACGGCACATCGCACCCCCTGTCGGAGCGGTACAGCACATTGGCAGCGGCAAAAGCTGTTTACCCATTCGTTACAGCTTTGACTCAGCAAATTGACTGGGCAGCGCTCCAGGCGGCACACAACTACGCGCTTACCCTAAAGAACGGGGCTGAAATCCTTTTCCCGGCAGGGAAGGGATATATTGGGGCTGATACTGTAAACATCCCGCTGGTCGGTTACTCGGGCATCCATCAACGCGGATGCGGCCAAGGGATAACCCAGCTAATCCATACGGGCACATTACTCTTCAACGTCACATATCCTGAGGCCAACTGGTATCTGGACTATCAGGGCGCGCAAGCTTGTAGCCTCCACGTTTCGGATATGGATATCACGACGACTACAGCAGATGCAGCTACTGCCTATTACATCAACGGTGGCGGCTTCGGTGGGCGTGCTAGTAAGGCGTCCTGCTTTACTAATGTTTCTTTCCACGGCACAAACAATAACCTGCAAGGCTGGCTTTACTCGGTAGATCTGGTCAACGGGCTGCAATTCTGGTTCACGAATTGCCGTTTCATTCAGGTTCCGGGAAGCACGGTAGGCACTTCATTCCGAGCACGCCTAGCCACAACAACTAATAATCCTGCCCCTGGCGGCGGCGGTTATTACTTTCTGCACTGTGAGCACTTCTTTGGGAAATGCGCGTGGGATATTGGCCCGGCTATTGAGGGTATCTACCTGACACAGTGCGTGACCGATGGAAACATTCTCTACGGCATGATTTGGGAAAGTAAGAATGTCGGCGGACTACAGGTGGTTGGCGGGCAGATCAGCACCAAGGTGTGCGGATTCTACCTTGATAGTGTGGTGCATGGATGCTTCACGGGGTGCGATATTAGAGCGTCTGCCGCTTCCGGGTCCGGGTGGGTAGGCTTCGAATTCAAAAAATCTAACGGTTTTGCATTCGGAGGGGCTATCAACCTGCTAGGTAATGGCTCTACCGGCCAGATTGGTATGCGATTTACCGATTGTGCTTTGAGCGCGATGCTGCCAATGGTGGTCGATGGAGTTAGCTTTGTTGCGATGGATTATGCAGGTTACTTGTCAGGTAACAATAATAACAACATCCATTTCGGCCCTGGCAACGTCTATACCGGCGTTTCGGTTCCGGTGTATGACCCAGGCCTTAAAGCTGTAGTGACGCGTCGGACAGTTCAGCTAACGCAATCAATTGCATTTACTGGAGGCGCAGCTACTGAGAAGAAGGTTATTACGCTCCCCCCGTATATGTTCACTAACCCGAACAAGCCAGTTATGGTTATTGCCAACGCGCAAGGGGTGGATCTGATCGGCACCTATCTGCCAACCGATGCTTTAACAACAAGTGTCGCGGCGGCTGTTTCATTCAGGCTTACTACCGGAGGGAACATCCCGGCTGGGACGTATACGATTACAGCTCTCGTGTCCTAAAGCGAAAAGGGCTCCCTAACAGGAGCCCTTTCTTGATCTCAGTAGAAGGTACTTCCCTGGGAGATCGCCTCAAATGCCCAAGCTATAAGGGCAATGAATCCAGCGGTGACAACGGCAACTGTCAATTTGCTGCTGCGCGCCTCATTTGAGCTACTTCTTGACTCCATCTTCCACCTCTACTTCATTGAATAATGCTTTGCTGCATGCCTTATCTACTAGATCAAGGCGAATTCCTTTCAGTGACTGTCCGTCCTGCCAGTTTGGAAGCTTCTCCATGTCGATGGAGGTTCGGCCGTTCTGTACCGAAGCAATAAAGCTTCTGCTCTCCGAGAAATTTTCTTTATCCGTAGCCCAATAAATCTGGACTGGCACAGACTTGCTCGTTGAATTTTCACAGGAAAGATTAAAACTTATTCTCTTATCGTCAGTTGGGACTGGATTCTTTAATTCAAAAAGCATGTAAGGATCATTCCCCGATATTGAATACATGCTCTTTTCATCTGGTTGCTGCATATCATTTGCAAATACAAAATCAGCACTTTCCAGGCGTTTACCCAATGACTTATCGCTGATAAAGGATGAATAGATATCCTTGCGAAGGTAGTACGGCTTTCCTTCAAGCTGCACATAATCAGCATCCAGAGTTTGCTGTATGCAGCCTGCATATGATTCCCAAGAGAAAGCACCCCATACCTTCCACTTATCAATCATCATAAGTTTGGGGCGATAAGTCTTTATATCCTGGCAAGCATCAATCTTGATTCCATACTGTGGGTCTTCGTTGTATTTCTCCTGCCACGGCAGGTAGAAGAAGTGCCCAGATGCTGGTAGTCGGTGAGAGGCAATATATTCGTTATTGTTAAACGAATAGACGATTACCCGGTCATCCTTGTTTGTGAAAGCTTCCGCAAGCTGGGAGAACTCAGTGACTACCGGGTTGCGGACAGATCGCAGTCGGTCTCTCTCGCCTGGAAGTACCATCGATAGCTTTGCCATGCATATCAGTGCAAGGCACATCATTACCTGCACGGCCTGAGCTGACAGCACGACGTTTGCCAACAGGGCAATGGGTAGTGCCAGCAGGGCGTAGTAGTAGGGCAAGCCGTGGAAGTCATCTCCACGTATTAGAAGGCTACCTATGCCAGCCGCCAGCAGAAGAGAGCGCCAAGGAAAGGATTTCTCAAAGCGAGCTGAAGCCGCTACAGAAGCAACGACCAGACATAGGGTCGAGAATCCAGCAATGCTACCCGTTACTGCTTTGAAAGCAGTGAATATCAACTGAGCCGGGGACTGCCCGCCGTTGTATAGGGGTAAAACCTTTGAGTTCAAATAAATATGGAATGCAAAAAATCCAGGTAGCGATCCTGTAGCGCAAAGGAAGGCAATGCTTATTGCGCAGCCAATTATCAATCCCAAGAATGTTGACTTGAGCAGACTGAACCTGAATGAAACCAGGAACAGAATGGCTGCAAGCGGTGCGTAGGTGATTGCTATAAACGGAAGGATGGCAATCAGCGCATTACCAATAACGGCAGCACTTTTATTTACTCTATTCTCGCAAATGATTGCGGGAAGAGTGTACTGAGCAAGAATTATTACAGTGAACAGGCCAGCTATATTCTGATACAGATACATGCTGCCGAAGAGATCTGGCAGAAGTATAAGCATGACCGTTGAAGCAAGTATCGTATAGATGATCCGCGTGTTCGTATCTCTGAATATTGGAGAGAAATAAACACATACCATCGATACGATCTGCAGGAGCATTATCGGGATTCTATGAGCCCTTACTCCGTGATCACCGATCAGTTCTATGAAATATCCAGAGAAGAACGTCATGGGCCCGTGGTGGTTGAATATCTCTGAGTAGAGACTCATTCCAGCGGCCATCATCTTCGACGCTACGATTGTTTCGGTCTCATCGCCGAACACCAGATAATCGAGCAGCTTTATCTGGTAGCGCACACCGAGAAACAGGAAGAGAATAAATAAAGCTCGCATACCCCATTCGGTGACGGGGAAATCCCTGCGGTACTGCTCATGCATTTCAGTTACTACCCAGGCATAAAAAGGCGGTGATTCTAAAGGCAAAACCCATCTTGTGACATAGTTGGCACTATGCCATCACAGATTAGCTTTCGTTCTTATTTAGCACCCGCTCCCCATTGATCACCCGTCCAACCAGAACAAGGTCGAATTGCTGCCCATCCCTTCGCGTTAGTCTCATCCCATCGTCAAACAAACGGAGGGAAAATCATGTTTGCCAAGAATGTCGGCGGTCTCGACCGCTGACTGCTCAACGATGCCGGCCAGCTTGCCGTTCGTATCCCTGAGCTCATAGATGCCGCCTTTGAGGAAGTCAGGGGAGTAGGTAGCCAACGCCTCAGCTGCCCATAGCTTCGCCGAGTCGATGACCTCCATCATGTCGATCCAGCGATCTTTAGTGATCGCCTGGGTACTCAGCAGCCGGTCGGCGACTTCTTTCATGTAAGAGGTATGGTGTTCAGGTAGGCGCACAAGGGCATGCTGGTCTTTAGCCAGCCTTTCCCATTCGGCAATTGAAGTGCTCATAAGAAGGTCCGTTCTACTGAGGATGCATACAGTAGTCGGAAAGAGGGAGAGTGGCTAGAGGAGGGTAGATGGACGGAATAGCGGTGCGTGACTTTTGCGTGACTTTCTCACGCACTCATAAGCATCTATAGGCAGTCAGTTGCAGCGAGCGCCCGTAGATACTGCGTTTTTCCTAAGCTTTCTTGCGCCCTGCGTGCATGGGGTGCAAGGGGTCGAGTGTTCGAATCACTCCGTCCCGACCAATAAACATCAGCATTAGAGGCCGGTTATCGATAACTGGCCTTTTTTGTGTGCGTGACTTTTGCGTGAATTCTCATGATTTCATGCCTGCTTCCTCTTCAAAATCGTAAGGACCGGACCGCGCGAGTCGGTTGCCGATACCTTGTTGGCTGCGTCAATCAGTTGTCCTAGTTCCGCGCCGGAATAGTGACTGGTGATGCTGCCATTCTTGTGGCCCAATAGTGCCTTGCGATCTTCTTCGGTTACGCCTGCTGCCCTAAGCCGTCTGCCAAAACTATGCTTAAGGTCATGCACGCGGATTGACCGAAACCCAGGGTGAGCACTGGTCTTGTGTATTTGCTCCCACTTGTCAGCTGCTCTGACCCTGGCCTTCTTCCATGCGCTGTCATTCATTCGATGTACTGCCGTGGGCCCTAGTCCGTCTGATACCCCGTAAGGGAACACCCAGACTGGATGTAGACCACGCTGACCATCGATAACCGACATCGCTACAGTATTCAGGACGACCAAGCGTTCGTCTCCATTCTTAACGCCCGACTTATCATGTCGCCCGCCAAAGCCTGCCGGAATCAGAAACACGCTGGCTCCAATCTCAGGCACCTTGATTTCCCATTCCCACCTCAGCTTGCACACTTCCTGCTCCCTGCACCCGGTATTGACCTTGTACAAGGCCATGCGCCGGAGATGGTCGGGCAACTCAGCAAAGAGAATCGACTGTTCCTCCCATGAAAGCGGGTAGGGCTTGCGTGCTGCCTTCGCCTCGTCCAGCTTCTTGATCATGGGCACAGCATCCAGCCATGGCCGCTTCTCTTCATCCCGCCACTTGCGAGTACACAGGTTCAAGATCCTGATTACCCGTTCCAGCGCGATGTTCACCGTTCTGGCTGACACGCCGTCCACTTCCAGCTTGTGCTTGATAAACGGCTCAAGCGCTTCGTCGTCAATGTGGGTGAGGGGTATCGAGCCAATGAAGGGGTGTAGCTGCTTAAGGTATTGAACGGTCAGCTGAATAGACGGCTGATCCTTGAACTCCTTGATAAACCTTGCTGCGGCTTCCTCCCACAGCCTTACCTGTCTGATCCCGTATACCTTTTGCTGTCTCAGCTGCTCCAGGCGGTGGATCAGATAACGCTCGGCTTCTTGCCGGTCACTGACTCCAGTGCTTTCATAAAGTCGTACTCCGTCGACCTTTTTATCGATGTGCCAGATCCCGTTTCTTTGCGAGAGACCTGTGATCGTTTTTCGCGCCATGGTTTAACTCCTGTCCGGCGCTCGCTGCGGGCGGATTGTTGCCCCGTAACGCCTTTCTTTTCAATCGCTGCCTGCTCAACGTACGTATCTGCCCAGGCATCCAGCTCTTCTCGGTCAAAGCCAACGCCCCGCATTCCTATGGGAAATTCCCTTACGTGGGGCCTTACTGTCTTGTTGAACTCATCCCGGCACATGCCGAGGTAGCCCGGTGCGTCACCGGCTCGGATAAATCGCGGGGGATAGGCTGGCTGGCCCATAGGTGTGCCTCCTGCAGGGCAGGTGTATATAAAGGAAGGGGTTAAAGTAGAATGCGCACCTACTCCAGCTGTCTCGCAAAGCGAAGGGAAGAAATATGGCCGCAGAATGGGTTTTAGTTCTTAGCATAATGACAGGTGTTAAAGATTCACCTATCAAGCAAGACTTCATCACAGGATTTAGCAGTAACAACGCCTGTACAACCGCAGGGCTTACTATTGCCGGAAAACTAAGTTCGGCTCGTCGCGAACTCTTAGAAGAGAATCATATTAAGGATAATTTGGGACCAAAGGACACATTGGTGACTACCAAGTGTTTCATCATAGAGCGTTGATTCTTACATCCACGGCACGCTGCCCTGATAAGCCCACCACACCACATACCCGAAGCACACCAGAAACAGCCATGACAGTAGGCATTCAACTTCGTCAGTCATGGCCTGCCCCCAAACTAAACATCACAAACGGCAGAAGGGATGCCCACATGGGCGACTGAACCAGCGCAAGGGTCGTTACGGCGGTTGCAAGGAAGGCAATGACTGTGATCATGACTTGTCACCGTGGCGGCCGAACATGTGGAAGAGTTCTTTAACGCGCTCCCCTGACTGCCGGTCCATGCTCCCGCCGTAGAACAGCAGATCAACAAGTGGCTTAGCTTGCTTGATAAGCTCAACCGCCTCAGCCAGTTCTGCCTCAAGCTCAGCCACGCGCTTGTCGTGGTCGGAAGCTAGAACCATAGGAACATCATCCTGAATTGCAGACGGCTTGAAATAAGAAGCGCACTCATACATCCAGCCGCAATGCAACTTGTATCGCGTTATCTCACTCATGATCCACCTCTGGCTTGGCTGTGCGGGCTGCGTCGATGGCGGCGTCTGCCTCTTCCTCACTCAAGGCCCATCTATTCAGGAACCGCTCACTATCGACGCCTATGTAAATTCCAAATGAGTCGCTGTCAGATGTTCGTAGTCGGCTTCTTATCCACCGATACCGCTCAGCGTCAGCCTTCAGCCGCTCCACTTCCTCCCGTAAGCGCTCGTTCTCGGCTTCTGCGTCACGGTGCTTAAGCTCCCACGTCTCCGACTCAGCAATAAGTTTGCTAATGGATTGCTCGACGTCCTTGACTGACTTTGCGAATACCTCTAGCCCTTCGCCGTCGCCGGGCACCACATCGATCAGGATTTTCTCTACGCTGAGGGACCGGTTTCGTTCGTTCTCAGCTTTGAGCAACTTGGTGTGGGCGTTGGAAACTTTCAGCGCGGTGCGTAGCTCGTGTTCAACACGCTTTAGCCGCTCCACTTCTGCCTGGAGTGCGTCGGGAGCGGTGTAAACAGGCAGCCACTTATGACTCTCGTCTAGCTCATCTCCGCGAACATTGCTGATCACAGCCCCGTCATCAGCATCAAAGTGTACTTCTCCATCCTTGAACAGGACGTAGGCCACGGGCTCAGCCGATGTGGTACGGGCGGCCTTCAATATGCGAGGTACCCACCACTCTGGATCGCTGATAACCGTTCCTGCTGGCATCTCACGATTTAGCCATTCGGTAAATTCCTTACTCATTTCCCTTCCTCCAGCTGATCAATAGCGCTTCTTATGTCTCCAGCCTTTAGCTCGGAGAGGGCGTTCTGAATTGTCTTCTTCAGTTCTGCAACCTGCTCAAGCGCTATGTCTCGTTCGGCTTCCCGAGTGGCGATCTCTTCTTCTAGCGTGTCGATGGTGTTCATCTTTGCCTCTCCCATACGCTGGGGTTGTTTAACATCTCGTCTTTAACAGGCTTTCTGCGGTGTCCTGAGACGTCCTCAAGCACGCACACACCGTTAGCCTTAAACAAAACGCGCCAATGCTTGCCGGTGCTTAGCTCAACGTACGGGTATGCCTCAGCCACGGCTTGGGCCGATTCGTGAAGAGTGGTCATGGGGGTGTACCTATGCGGCTGCTTGAGCCAGAAGGCGAAGGGTGCGGTTCTCGTCCTGAAGGGCGATGACTTGATTGAGCAGAAGAAGCTCCTTGTCTATCGCTGTGCTGCGCTGCTTCTCTAGCAGGTCGATCTGGCGCCTTAGGTCTTGGATAAGCTTGCGTTCTTTGCTGGTCATGCCCTTAACCTCGTGCTGATGCCATGCCTACGCGCTTGGCTAATTGCCTTGGTCAAGGTGCCTACCTCAATATTTACGAATGAGGCCACCCGCTTCCAGGGCATACCTGTCGTTCTCAATTCTTCAGCCCATACGAGCTGTTCAACCGAATACTTTGCTGGTCGAGCCATGTCCGCCTCCTACTGCTGGGCGATTTCCAAGGATCGACGACGCAGCATCGATACGTAGCGAGGGGTAATGCCCAGAGCCTCAGCTATGGCTTGCCGAGGCTGGCCTTTCATGGATTCAACTACCCGTGCCAGCTCATCCGTCCTTTGCTTCTTGGTCATTACCGGCTTGGGTGCTTCAGCCGAACCCTTGAGCTTGAACATCGTTCGGATGTCGTAAGCCTGATTGCCGGATACGCCGAAGGGTAGGGTATCTATCTGCCCACCCTGAGCAAGGTAGGCATCAATTGCGGTGGAAATCTCAGCCCGGTCGAATGCACGAGCTTGGATGGCACAGGTGTCTACTAGCATGATGATCACCAAAAGAAAGGACGCCGCAGCGCCCTGTTTTAAGTCATTGATTTAGAAGGGAATGTCATCCTCGAACTCACCGTAGTCCGGCGTCTGTTGAGGCTGCTGCGGGGTTGCCTGACGCTGCTGAGAACGTTGCTGTCCTTGAGTTGCCTGAGGTGCACTACCTACCAGCTTCAACGATCCGATGCGGCCGGTCAGCTTCACGCCTTGCGTGCCTCCCGTTTTCTCGTAGGTCTCGATGTGGGCATCTTCCATCTGGAAGTAGACCTGCTGGCCCTTAACCAGATAGGGCGCTAGGGCTTCCGCCTGCTTGCCCCATAGCGTGGCATCTACCCACTGGGTGGGCCGCTTGCCGTCTGGGCCCTTGCGTCCGTAGTCACAGGCAATGGCTAGGTTGGCTACTGCATCACCGCTGGGGGTATAACGAACTTCTGCATCGCGACCGATCCGGCCAACGTCAATAAGAGTGGGCATATTGCTTCCTTGGTTGTGGAGCTGTGTTAAGCGGCATTCGCCTTGGCTTTCTGCTTGAGGTGTTCACATGCTTTGGCAAACCGGTTTAGCTCCATTGATTCAAGAGCATCCAGCTTTGCCATCTCACAGAACTCAGCCTCGGTCATGCCTGCCGCCTTGATGACTAGGCGTAGGGTCTCGGCGTCATCCTTAGTGATTAGCTTGCGATTGGGCACGCTCTTGGGAGCTTCCTGCTGACGCTGCGGAGCCTTGCTTGCTGCATTGCCGTCGTCTTCTTCTGGAGCAATGCCACACGCCGCCATAAGCGAGTATCTGCGGGCGTATGAGAGCGCGGAGCCGTATCCTTGCGGGTCTTGCTTGGCGGCTGGAACGTGAAGCGTCCCGCCACTCATGGACTCGCCTGATTCATGGATGAAGATCGTCTCCACTGTCACGCCGCGCTCGTCAGGGTGGGTCTTCTGGATCATTGCAATGCCGTTGAGGTTAAGGGCATCAATGACAGCCTCAACGCATGCAGCAAGGTCCGCATATTTGCTACGGAAGTGAGGGTTGACGCTGGTCTTTAGCGCGGGTGCGAAGGCCATTTGAGCTTTTACGAAAGCTCCGTAAATCTTGGTTTGCTCAGACATGATTTCTCCAGGCAGCCGAATGCATGGCTGCATAAAGGGGAAGAGGGAGAGGGGTGTTAGGTTTGGGGAGGTTCTGGCAAGGGCTGCCAGTGGGTCACATAAACGGTGTCATGGGTATCTTGGAAGAACCAGAACCCATTGTGGTGCCACGCAATGAAGACGTCTTCGCCACCAGAGGCTAAGCAATCGAGGTCTTCCGCAGGCAGATGTTTGTCAACATCAATCCATTCACTCATAACCACCTCATCCTGTAACGCGTCCAGCCACACCCATGCAAACAATGACGAGTGTGTAGAGAGAGATTGATGTGAAGCAGCCTTGCCAGATTAGGCGGCGGCGGAGAGCTTGGCGGGTGGTCATGAGTCCACCTTGCAATAGCCAGCGTCGTATAGCCATGCGATAAGCTCGCTATTAGTCAGCACTCCCCTTGGGCAAGAGGCGCTGATCTCTGCAATAGCTTTATCCCGCTCCTCCGCTGCTATCTGCTCAGGGGTACGGATTGGGCGTAATGTGCTCAGGTCGCGGGAAAAATATTTGTAATCCCACTTCACAATAGGCACGCCTTCATCGTGGGCGATGACTTTGACCTCTTCCCACTCTTGCTCATCGCCATGCTCACGAACTAGCGCTTCAACGGTACTGCCTACAGGCGGCAGCCCTTCGCCATTCCATACGGGTTCGGCAGGCTCGATCGGGCGAGGGATACTGTTGGAGAAATGTTTTGGCCAGGCATTATCTGACCCATAATGCTCCCAGTCCTTTATATAATCGTCCCAGAAGAAACGGCCTTCCTCTGTTTCCATTAGCCATGGCGACCCGACATTCTCATAAAGGCTGTAATGCGTTGCTCCTTCAGGCGCTTCGGCCCAATCGATATTCATGCTGCCACCTCCAAACCATTCAACCGAACCCAATACTGATCAAACACCCGCTCGCTGATGTCGCCATGCTTAAAGGCAAACACCAGAAGGCTTGCTGCTAGCTGCCGTCCTACGCTGGTGTTCGATACAACCCAGACATCAAGGATCTTGCAGGCTGATTGCTCACGCTTGGCTAGATAATCCTGAGCCTCCTTTAGGGTGCGATCAGCGTTTTCAATCGTCTTCTTGCAATCTGCCAGTGCTTTCATGAGGTCCATCAGTGTGCTCCTTGCGTGCCTGCGTTGTAGGCGTATAGAGGGTCTAGGTTCTCGTGACGCCAGTTGTTTAGGGCGTCTAGGTTCTGGATGACTTCTTTGATGCGGGCCTGCTTCTGCTTAGCCCTGACTTCAGGCGGGTACTGGTGGAAGAGGGCCATGCGCTCTCGGTGGCGAGCCTCACGTTCCTCATCCTGTCTGCGCCTAACTGCTGCCGTGCCGTCCAGCTCGTCCGCTTCACGATCCAGAGCAATGCTGTGCGTCCACTCGTAACTTTCGTAATCAAGCCGGTCACGCTGGTAGAACACAGATCGAAGCTGGGCAGCCTCTTTGCGAAGCTCATCAGCTCTATGCAACCGCTCGTAGAGGTCCATACTTCTGTCCTTGCCGGGCTTTGCTCTCCAGCTCTTCAGCTCGCTCAATCAGCATCGTGGCTACGAATAACGGGTACGACGCGGCCTGACGCCTAAGCTCAGAAGCTCGGGCGCTTAGTTGTTGGGTAGTCATGGGAATCTCGGGGAAAGGTTGTACTGGGTTGATCCGGCCGGTACTGTGTCTCCGGCATTACTGAGCATGTCCAGCCCAAGTCTCTTAGCTCAGTACAGCGCGGACCTCATTAAGGGCGTGCCGTCTGTCGCGCATCAGCCTGCGCATTCAGATCAACCCACTACAACCTAATGGAGGTGGCCGTCTCTCCGGCCTGTCTCGCCAGTGAGTGGACGAGCAGCGCAAGTCCACACAGTCAATCACCAGTCTCGCAGCTAGCGTTGCCGCCTCATTACAGGGGTGATTCCCGTCCGCTCGTTAGCTGACTCATAGCGGAAACGATGTGTTAACGACAGTAGGTTGTCAGCCCAGCACCGAAAGTTGTACTGGTGAAGAGCTAGCCTGAGATTCGAACTCAGATCTCCTGTAGGCGCATGAACCGCTTCTGCTACCTAGCTCTTCCCACTACAACCTGAAGCCATACCCCTCCGTAGAGGGGCAGGTAGACTGCTTACCGCTTAAGCGGGGCAGGTGTAATGGCACTCTCGTAGTACCCACGCCTTCACAACCGCTACTGATTGCAGTCGATCCAGATCCTTTTAGGTTGGCCGCAAGCTTCCTCCAGCATCACAGATCAGCGCAGTGACGCCTTCGCAGGTCATTTACAACATGCACGCTACAGCTCTAATGGCCCGGTTGGTTGGGGCAGGATGCATGAGGTCCGGGGAGCCTCAACGCCGAAGCTCGGCTCCCTAATTTAATTCTTCTCTCTCAACCACCTTCCTTGCTGCGGGTCCTCCCGACATCTCATGTCCGCTACTGGCGTCAACATGAGCAGCTAGTGGCTGATCGCATACAGAGCTTGGGCCTGTATGGGTGCATTGCCGTCACACCGTAGGGCAGTCTGTTTAACCTCCGTCGGCAAGCCGGGACTGCGGAGGGATTCTGAATTGTGTAAAGAGCGGTGGGACCAATTTGTCCCTCATCGGGTTGTGCCCGGCGATGAGTGAATTTAAGCAAACTGAAATTCCTGAGTCAAGCATGCTGAATAAAATATTTAAGCAATCTGAAAAGTACAGGCGTTTTGTTATCACCTGATAACTAACTGTTAGCCTGCTTACTGAAATTCTGTAGGCAATAAAAAACCCGCCGAAGCGGGTCTGTATTGAAGGTATGTCTTAGAGGTTCTTGAGGGCAAGCCAGCCGAAAAATATAAAGCCCGCCGCCATACATACCCAGTCTTCCGTGCGGGCGTTCTTGCTACCGATGCAGCTAAGAAAAGCAATGCCGCATATTACGGCCATGCCTGAAACAAATAGTAGGCCAGCCTTGCTATATCCAATCAGGAATAAGATTGCATCGATAGCAATCAAAACCAGGCCGCCGAGGAATGCCCAGCCAGAAATACTATTCTTCAGGCTTTTGGGCATTTACCGGCGCTTCTTGTTTCTTACATCGATCATGGCCTGGACGATGACGCCAACGATCTTGCAATCTTCGTCCAGCTTCATCAATGGGTAATTAGGATTCAGCGGCTTTAGAAACTGCTGGCCTGAATCTTCGATCAGTTGTCGGAACGTAGGCCCCGCGCTGCCTGGAAGAAGGGCGATGATCAAGTCTTCATCGGCCGGATCTGCATCCGGATCAACAAGTATCATCGTTCCTTCAGAAATGCTAAGACCGGTGGGCGATTTCATCGAGTCGCCTTTCACTTCAGTCCAGAACGCATTTCCTTGTGATTCATAATTACTCACTTCAAAACGTCCGACCAAATCTGTAGGGAATTCCTTAGTTGTAGACCACGACTCTATCTGAGTCCAACTAAGTACTGGATATGTGTACAGGTTGGCAGACTTTTTACCGCTTGTCGACCCTTCGTCGGGACGTTCAGGTCCTTCACCTATTGCGATCCACATCGCATTAAAGCCCGTGGCTTTAGCGAGGGCGTACAGGTTCTCAGGCTTGAGGCTTTTGCTCTCGCCTGTAATCCATTGAGTGATTGCCGAGTTAGCTACGCCGCAGGCAGAAGCTACCTCACCCTTTTTCAAACCAGAGACCGAGATGGCCTTGGCTATCCGCTCGTGTCGTTCCATGTTCACGATTTTAAGTTTTCTTAAATTAAGCATGCAGGCCACTGCATTCATCACTTGAACTCGTTATTTAAGTATGCTGAAATAAAGCAAAGCTACCAGAGGAAGGCTTATGAACGTCAGTGAAGCGGTCGCTCACTTCGGATCGAAAAGCAAACTCGCTGCTGCTCTCGGGATTAAGCCAAGTGCAGTAACGATGTGGGGCGAGACGATCCCCCTAACTCGTCAGTATCAAATCCAGGTTCTCAGCAAGGGCAGGCTAAAGGCCACCACAGAACCAAAACCTAACACAGCCGCTTAACCAGTAGTACAGGAGCAGTAACAGCATGAGCTACGCAAACCCAGCACACCGAAGGGACAACCGTCACAAGGTGAGCCTTAACAGCACGATTAACAAGATCATCGTCAAGTCAGCCGCTAGAGCACGCAAGCAGAACGCCACCTTTTTGAAAGAGCTCATCGAGTGGGCAATTGAGAACGGCGCAGTAGAGGAATTACTGAATAGCGATCTTTTGAGCAGCGAAGATTCTAGCGTGGCCTGATGGGCCAAAAGGGGGCCAAATGCTGCGCTATGAAGACCTGAAGCCCGATTCAAGGGAAAAGATCGAGAGGTTGATGAGGGTTAGAGGGCTGAGCCTTAACGAGGCTATGGAAGAGCTAGTTATTCACTCAATCGCAATGGGCGGTTTGACATTGGCAGGCCGTCCCAAAGCGAAGGTTACATCGATCCTGGGACCACCTAAAAAGTGTGGGACCAAATAGTACCAATTAGGGCTAATTCGCCCCGATAGGCAATAAAAAAGCCGGTGGCTAGACCGGCTCCTTTAACAACATTTCAAGCGATACGAATCATGACAAATATCGTCCCGTTAGACAAGTCCAGGGGGTTCACCCGAATGGACAATAGCTTGTACGAGGCTCTCATTGGAGCTGATCTCTCGCGTAGAGATATGAAGGCAGCTTTAGTCATTCATCGCCTGACCACAGGTTACAACGTTGCAGAGGCTCGTATTGCTGCAAGCGTTATTGCCACGATGGCAAACATGGATCGCACTCAGGCTTCCAAAGCAGTGTGTTCCTTGATCGAGCAGCGCGTTGTTTATCGTGTTGGTGGAAGCCGTGGAAAGCTCGGTCTTTGCCCTATTTCTGAGTGGAAAATTCAGAAAGTGCTCAGTGAGCCTACGTATGCTCAGTCAGCAAAAATAGTCTCGCTCAGTGAGCACACGTCTGCACACTATAAAGACAATAAAGAAACTACTAACTCTATAGAGTTAGTAAACACTCCTGCGCCTGTTCAGGCCAAACCTAAAGCCAAGCGGAAAGCCAAAACGTCAGCGTTCGGTATTGATTACCTGATGGCGAATAACCCGCACGAGCTTTCCGAAAAAATCCTCAACGCCTATCTCGACCTTCGCAAGTTCAAACGCGCGCCTATCTCCGAAACAGTCTGGCAGAGCCTGAACGACAAGCTATCGATTCTAAACGGCATGGGCGTTTCTGGCAGCGAGGCGATGACCGTAGCGCTTGAGGCTGGGTGGCAGGGGTTCGAGGTTGATTGGGTAATGAACCGCATTCGTCGCAATGCCAAGCCAGTTCAGAAATCCAGCGGGCCTGACTTTGACGACATCTCTTGGGCACAAGACCTAGGGCCATTCTGATGAAAGCAGCTATCGATATCGCAAAGAGTCTGCAAACGACATCTCCAGCACCGGACCTGACTGTAGTCGCAAGCGTTCAGCAGATAGACGAAGGGAGCGCCCGCGTTGTGAACGCGTTGTTCAAGGAGCTGTGCTCAATCTTTCCAGCCTGGAAGCAGGCTTGGCCCAATGATGCGGCACTGAAGGCGGCTAAGGCGACTTGGATCAAGGCATTTGCCAAGGCCGGCATCAACTCTCTGGAGCAGATCCGCTACGGGATTGAAGCCTGCCGCGATCTGGGTCAGGACTTCGCCCCCAGCGTTGGCCGCTTCATCAAGATGTGTGAACCCACCGCTGAGATGCTTGGCCTGCCATCTGCTGACAAGGCCTATGCCGAAGCCTGCCGCAACGCTCATCCCTCTGCTGACCGCCAGTGGACTCATGCAGCTGTGATGCATGCAGCCAACGAAACCGGCTTCTACAACCTGAACACCCTGAAGGAAGACGAGAGCAAGAAGCTGTTCAACCGGAACTACGACATCGCCTGCCGGATGGTTGCCAAGGGTGAGCCGCTGAAGGAGATCCCGAAGGCCCTGCCGTCCGAGGTGAGCGTGCCTGCCAAGCCTGAGACCGTTAACCGTGAGCTGGCAAAGATGCGCGCCATGCTGAAAGGAGGCCGGGCATGAAGTGGGAACAGATAGGCAAATACGTCCTAACCGGCGAGGGTGGCTACAAGGTCGCCAAATACATGATCGCTGATGAAGCCCGGTACCAACCCTGGCTAGGCATGGAAGCCATCGGCTACCCCTGCGACACCGTGAAGGAAGCCAAGGAGCGCTGTGAGCGTCATTTGCAGATCATGGGGAGGGAGGCGGCATGAAGTGGCAGTTAAAGATTAACGGTGTTGTCGTTGCCGAATGGTTTGGTGACTTGCGGCATGACGATCCCGGGTTTCCAGAAATAGCGCGTCGGCATGCAGTCATCCCCGGCAAGGACTACCAAGCTGCTAGAGAAGATGGCTCTTTCAGTTGGGGCTGCAGCGGGGCCTGTGAGCTTAGAGAGGTTCCAGCATGAGGACCTACACCCTCACTACTGACCAGATAGCCGAAGTCCTTGAAAGCGCTTATGCCAAGGGCTTCGATCGTGCTGCTCAGACAGAGAACCCCACCGAGGCCAAGGGTACGGAGGCTTATCACCACTTCCGCTGCCAGGATCTTGAGCCGCTGCTGTTTGGGCTAGACCGCCCTCGCAGAGAGCATAGCCAGTGCCAGCAAGAGCTACGGGCACAAGGCAAGCCGTATCCCCGCACGTGCACGGTCTGTGGCTTAGGCCCATGCAAGGGAGGTAAGCGATGAATAACGAAATAGCTGCCTTCATCGGCTGGGGCTTTATGGGATTCAGCGCGGTTGTGGTTCTAGCCGCCCTTCTGGGAATCGCTATCTACATCGTCAACTACTGCGGGAAGTCCCTGTTTGACAAGCTCCAAGCCCTTTATGACCTAAGAACCCTGCGTAACCACCTACTGATGCTAGAGGCAGAAGGAAAGCTGCTGAGAAAGCAGGCGGAGGGTAAGCGATGAACAAGTACGAGCTAACCGAGCTGGTCGAGACGTTGCGTGCAGATGCTGACGACGCGGCTGGATGTGAGCACGAATACGAACATTTAGATCGTGCAGCTGACGCCCTTGAAGCGCTGTTCGCTGAAAACGAAAGACTTGAAGAGCGCGCCGAGTACTGGAAGCAGCGGGCTAAAAGTGCGGAAGGCCATCTGTATGCCAGCGATTTCGAAGCCGCTATGAAAGCCCTGCATAAACGGACTCTCCTGGCTGCTACCGAATGGGACCAGTTGGATGCTGTGCAGCGCGCCAAGCTAGAAGCTGCCGTGAGTGTGGTCTTGGGTGCAGTCAATGAGCAGCGCGCTTCCCGTAAGCCCAAGGATGACGGCCATGAGTGAAAGAGTCTTCAGAATCCATGAGGAGGCTGGCCTACGTGCCGCCTTCCTCGCAGCCTGGAACCTCGCAGGCGGTAAGGCCAAGCATGGTCTTGAGATCGTTGTTCGCCCGATGAAGGACAAGCGCTCAGTAGCCCAGAACAGACGCTACCACGCCCTAATCCGTGAGCTAGCCGCTATCGCATGGCTGGATGGTCGCCAGTACAGCAAGGAAGCATGGCACGAGTGGGCCAAGCAGGAGTTCATCGGCTGGGAAGACTTGCCCAACGGACAGCGCCGAGGCATCAGCACGACGACCCTCAGCATTGAAGACTTCGGTAACTACATGACCCAGATCGAGCAGTGGGCAGCTTCGAATGGCTGGCCTTTGATGATGGAGCACGCAGCATGAAGATCGTATCCAAGAAACTGCGCGATTCAGCCCGGGACCAAGACTGCACTCTGCGGCTGGATGGTTGCCGCTTCAGCCCAGAGTTTACGGTGCTTTGCCACCTTCCAGTAGGCATGAAAGGGGTGGGCCTAAAGTCGCCTGACCTCTTTGCTGTATTCGGTTGCGACCATTGCCATGCCGTTATCGATGGCCGCGCCCACGGGCACTACACCGAAGCGGATCTTCTCCGCGCACTGGCAGAAACACAAATGATCTGGGTTCGTATGGGCCTGCTGAAGATTCAGGGAGTAGCAGCATGATTTTGTCGGCAAAAACAAAAGACCGCCTTGGCTGGGTATTTGGCTTGATGCTCGCTATCTATGCAGCGGCCTCATTCGGCATGTGGGACGTCCGTCCGTGGGCTTGGGAGACAGGTCTGAGGATATTAACCGCCCTAGTCTGGCTTTTCACCTCAATCGCAGCATGGACGTTCCCACGATGAGCCTGATCATCGACAACACCAACCCAAGCGCTGTGACGGTGAAGGGATACGGGGAGCCGCAGACGTTCGACAACTTCGACGAGGCTTGCCGGTATGCGGACAAGGTATACGAGGCCAAGCGATTCCCGAAGTGGCCTGAAGATCAAACTTCATTTCCCTTCCTGGAGGCATTTGACGAAGCGCGTACTGATCGCGTAGCGGCATCTCACGGCGACGGTGAGCACTACCAACATGAACGAGTTGGCGATGACTGGCTGAAGTTGTACGGCCTGCTTGGGGGTGCGGAATGAGTGAATACCTCGAACAGTGTGCAGTAGTTCGCTGGTTCAAGCTTCAGTACCCAGACTTCAAGGGATGTCTCTTTGCCATCCCTAATGGCTCACACCTCGCAGGAACGCCTATCCAGCGCGCCAGGAAGGTTCAACGCATGAAGGCTGAGGGTTTTACGCCTGGAGTCTCTGACCTCTTCCTGATGCTTCCTAGGGGCTCCTATGCGGGCCTCTGGATTGAGATGAAAAAGAAGAAGTACTCACCATCCGACGTGAGCGTGGAACAGCGCGCATTCATAGAGCGCGCCAAGCAACAAGGTTATCAAGCAGTAGTATGTGGCGGCTTTGAGGCTGCTCAACAGGTAATCCGTGAATACGTAGGAGCAGCAGCATGAGACAAGTCAGCACCTATTACCTTCTTTCCCAATGGGGTATTTGGCTGCGTGTGCAGACAGGCGTGCCGAATTATATCAGCCCACTGTATGCGCTCATGCGTGACAACGTGGTGGAAGAGGACCGGCCGCCTATACCTATGCTTACAGACGATGAGGCCTTATGGGTTGATCACGCTGTGTCTCGTCTCTATTCCCGAGATAAGAAAATGGGGACTGCTCTATGGAACTACTACAGGTATGACGGGATGAGTTATCGGCAGCTTGGGCGGCTAATGGGTATTACTCATATGAAGGCGCAAGAGCTAGTTAGGGCAGGGGAGGCCTGGGTCGATGCTCGCCTCTGTGTGCTCTTAGAGGCAGCTTAGTGATCCATTTCTCAGGTACTTGACACTGGATTACGTAAAGTTTACGATTCTTTCCATGCTGCGGTAACTGCAAAGGCAGAAACGCACACATAAGAACCCGGCCACTGTGTCGGGTTTTTTATTGTCTGAAAATCGCCTCCAAGCCTCTCGCAGAAGCTCAAATTGATGAGGCCCTAATTAGTCCCGCATGCGTGCTCCCGTACGGACAACAGCCCCATGACGGACCAATAGACAGGTATGGATTGGCTGATGCCGGTCGCCTGTCACCTTTTTAAGCCAAGCGCCTTGGCACCCGCTGCACCCCTCACAGCGGGTTTTTATAACCGGCGTCTCGTATGGGCCATAGCCTCAGCAACGCCAAAGAGGTGAAGCAATGGACCCAAACGATCTAGCAGGCGGTAACCCTGCCGGATGGCTCACAGCTGGAGGAATAGGGCTTGCCTGGGGCCTTAACTGGCTACGCAAGTACATGTCCAGCACTGGAGCATCGGTAGCGAATGATCGAGCAGAGAAGGACATGCTCGAACGCACTCTGGCCCAAAACGAAAAGCTCAACTCGCAGCTTGAGGCCGTAACCAAAGAGCGCAATGACATGTACAGAACGGTGGGTGAACTCACCGGGACCTTGAAGGCTATGAAGTCGCAACTGGATTTGCAGGAAAGCCACATCAGTCAACTAACGTCAGAGGTCGCGCAGTTGCGCCAAGCCTTGCAACGGAGTGGCCATGAACGGCGAAACGGTGGTGACCAGAGCCAAGCACTGGTGGAAGCGGGTTGAGATATGGGTGGCCGCTGCGCTTCTTGTCCTTAGCGGAATGATCATCGGCTATCACCTTGCGATGTTTAGTGCAGGACAGGCAATGACAGCAGAGCTTGCCAATATCCGGAAAGCCTACAACGACGCGCTGGTAAATCTGGCTCAGACAACAGGGCAGGCCGCTACCAATGCTGCCTCAGCCGCACAGACATCAAGCCAAGCTGCCAATCAGGCGGCTCAGCGAGCTAATCAAGCACTGCAACAAGTGCAGCAGAGCAACACAGAACCCAAGCAGTAGGAAAGATTATGGCTATCGACATGGCAAGGCTTCAGCGTCGTCTTGCTGCCAAGGAAGACAAG